GTTCGCGCTGGCGGCGCGAAAACCGGGAGCCGGTCGCGGTCGTTGGGCGGGGCCGCCGCGGGGCGGCCGGGGTTTCGGGGCGGCGGGCTTTTCCCCCGCCGGCAACGCCAGTTTCGCTCTGGTCGGGCAAAAAAGCAAGCCACAAAACGGCGAACAAAAAAAGACTTTCCGTCGCCCAAACGTCGCCGTTTCGTAAAAACTGGCTTTTCCGCGCGTTATAAGGAAGCGCGCCGTTCCGGCCGGCCGCGCGGCCGAAAAAGCCCGCCCGGGCAAAGGCGACCGCCGTTGTCGGCTTTCCCGCTTCGCCGTGCGAAACTCCCAGCGGCGCGGCCGGCTTTGGGGCGGCCCCCAAGGGGGGACCGAATCTCTGGAAGCCCCTGGCTGGAGACCGCCGCGCCCTTTCGCGTAAAAGTCCGACAAATCCGGGGCCCGGGGTATCCAGCCCCAAAAACGTAATTCAGCCGCTGAAAATGCGGCTGTTTTCATATTGCAGAAAAGGAGATTATTTCATGAATACCAGCATGAATCTACAGCGAATCAGCGTCGATCGCCTGAAGCCCGCGAAATACAATCCCCGCAAAGATCTGAAGCCCGGCGATCCGGCCTACGAAAAGATCCGGCGCAGCCTGCATGAGTTCGGCTATGTGGATCCCGTCATCTGGAACGAGGTCACGGGCAACATCGTGGGCGGGCATCAGCGCTACAAGGTGCTGACGGTGGAAGGCGCGACGGAGATCGACTGCGTGGTCGTCCATATCGAAAATCCGCAGGAAGAAAAGGCACTGAACATTGCGCTCAATAAGGCGGTTGGCGAGTGGGAGCCGGTCGCCCTGGCGGATCTGCTCAACGATCTGAAGCTCAGCGGCTATGACGTGGATGCGACCGGCTTTGACGCAGCGGAAATCGACGATCTGTTCAGCAGGGTTCACGATAAGGACGTAAAGGACGACGACTGCGATATTGACCCGGAGCAGGTAGCGCCGTTCGTTCAGCCCGGCGATATCTGGTTGCTGGGCAGGCATCGGATGATGTGCGGAGATTCCACCAGCGAAGCGGACGTGGAGCGCCTCATGGGCGGCGACAAGGCCAATCTCGTCGTGACGGACCCGCCCTATAACGTGGCCTACGAGAGCGCGGACGGAAAGAAAATCCAGAACGACAGCATGGCGGACGGGCAGTTTTATGAATTTCTGCTGGCGGCGTTCCGCAATATGGCCGCGCATATGGCCGAGGGCGGCAGCGCCTATATTTTCCACGCGGACACGGAAGGTCTGAACTTCCGGCATGCGTTCAAGGAAGCAGGTTTCCATATCAGCGGCGTGTGTATCTGGGTAAAGAATTCGCTGGTGCTGGGCAGAAGTCCCTATCAGTGGCAGCACGAACCGGTACTGTTCGGCTGGCTGCCCAACGGGAAGCACCGCTGGTTCGCGGATCGCAAGCAGTCCACCATCTGGAATTTCGATAAACCCAAGCGCAGCAAGGAGCACCCCACCATGAAGCCCATTCCGCTGCTGGCGTATCCCATTAAAAACAGCTCCGCGCCCAACAGCATCGTGCTGGATCTGTTCGGCGGCAGCGGCAGCACGCTCATGGCCTGTGAACAGACCGACCGCATCTGCCGAACCATGGAGCTGGATCCAAAGTACGCAACAGCCATAGTAATGAGGTTCGCAAACGAGTATGGAACGGAGAATATCCGGCTGCTGCGGAACGGAGAGGAACTGTCCTATGACGCGGTTGCTCCGCAGAATAGTGAACACAAATAATCAAATTGCTCTAAAAGCGTGGAAGGGAGGCGATTCTCATGGCGATGGCAGGAAGAAAGCCGAAGCCCACGGCGCTGAAGGTGCTGGAAGGCGACCGGGGCAAGGGGCGGCGGCCGCTCAACGAGCATGAGCCCGTCCCGCCCAGGGGCGGTGTAAAGTGCCCGTCGTGGCTGCTCCCCGAAGCGAAAAAGGAATGGAAGCGGCTGGCGGCTTCGCTGGAAGCCATGGGCGTGCTGACCATGGCCGACCTGACCGCCTTCGCCGGGTACTGTCAGGCGTATGCCCGATGGCGCGAAGCTGAAGATTTCATTACCCAGCACGGCTCCATCTTCAAAACGCCGTCCGGGTATGTGCAGCAGGTGCCGCAGGTCTCCATTGCCCAGCAGAACCTGAAAATCATGCAGTCCTTCGCCACGGAATTCGGTCTGACCCCGGCCTGCCGCGCCCGCATTGTCGCCAGCGGCGGCGCGGCGGAGAGCGACGACGATCCCATGGCGCAGCTGCTGAAGGGCGGGTGGCAGGACGATGTTTGACGAGAAGAAAGCGCGGCGCGTCATCCGCTTTATTGAGTGTCTCAGACATACGAAGGGCGAATTTCACGGAAAGCCCTTCAAGCTGCTGCCATGGCAGGAGAAGATCATCTGCGACGTATTCGGCACAGTCCGGGACGAAGACCCCTCCATGCGGCAGTACAATCAGGTGTATATTGAGATCGGCAAGAAAAACGGAAAATCCGAGCTGGGCGCGGCGCTGGCGCTCAATATGCTCATTAACGATGACGAATGGAAGGCGGAGGTTTACTCCTGCGCCAGCGATCGTCAGCAGGCAGCCATTGTGTTTGACGTGGCGGTGGATATGGTCAAGCAAAATCCCACGCTGAGCAGGCTGATTAAGATCATCCCCTCCACCAAGCGCATGGTCTATCAGCCCACGGGCAGCATTTATCAGGTGCTTTCCTCGGAGGTTGCGACCAAGCATGGCCTGAACGTTTCGGCCTGTATCTTTGATGAGCTCCACACGCAGCCCACGAGAGCCTTGTATGACGTGATGACGCAAGGCTCCGGTGATGCCAGAAAACAGCCGCTCTGGTTTTTCCTGACCACGGCTGGTACAGACCGCAATTCTGTCTGCTGGGAAGTGCATCAGAAGGCACTGGATATTCTGGAAGGACGCAAGCACGATCCGCGCTTTTACCCCGTGGTTTATGGGCTTCCCGACGATGCGGACTGGCAGGACGAGCAGAACTGGTACAAGTGCAATCCGTCCCTGGGCTATACGATCACCATCGATAAAGTAAGAGACGCCTATCATAAGGCGCTGGAAACGCCCGCGGATGAGAATATGTTCCGTCAGCTGAGGCTCAATCAGTGGGTCAAGCAGAGCATCCGCTGGATGCCCATGGACAAATGGGACGAATGCGGCGGCGTTGTCGACCCATATCAGCTGGAAGGGCGTGCCTGTTACGCAGGACTCGACCTTTCCTCCACCTCCGACCTGACGACGCTGGTGCTGGTTTTCCCGCCGCGGGATGAAAACGATTCCTACATGGTGCTGCCCTTTTTCTGGCTGCCTGAAGATACGCTTGCTTTGCGCGTCCGGCGGGATCATGTGATGTACGATCAGTGGGAACGGCAGGGCTTCATCCAGACCACCGAAGGCAATGTCGTTCACTACGGCTTCATTGAGAAATTCATCTGCGAGCTGGGCGAGCGCTATAACATCCGGGAAATCGCCTATGACCGCTGGAACGCCACGATGATGGTCCAGGCATTGGAGGACGACGGCTTTACCATGATCCCCTTCGGACAGGGCTTCCGCGACATGTCGCCCCCGACGAAGGAACTGATGCGCATCGTGCTGGAGCACCGGCTCAATCACGGCGGGCACCCCGTACTGCGCTGGAATTTCGATAACGCTTATGTGCGTACCGATCCTGCCGGCAATCTGAAGCTGGATAAGGAAAAGTCCACGGAGAAGATCGACGGCGCGGTAGCGCTGGTCATGGCGCTGGATCGGGCGATGAAAAACCAGAACGGCGGCGATTCCGTGTACAACGACCGCGGCTTATTGCTGCTGTGACCTGAGTAAGGAGATTCTATATGCCGAAAATCCCCAAACGTCCCTGCCGCTATCCCGGCTGTCCCAACCTCTGCGAGAAGGGGATTTACTGCGAGGAGCACCGAAAAGAATGGAGCCTTGACGCCATTCGCGGCGGCGCGGCTGCCCGAGGGTACGACTCACATTGGCGAAAAGCGCGGAAGGCGTTTCTCTCCCGGCGTCCGCTGTGCGCCGAATGCCTGAAGAACGGTACGCTGACGCCTGCGACCGTGGTCGACCATATCGTTCCCCATCGCGGCGACCATGCGCTTTTCTGGGATGAACAAAACTGGCAGCCGCTGTGCAAAAGCTGTCATGACAAGAAAACAGGCGGCGGCCTGTAAGCAAACCACAGGAGGAACCCATGAAAAATCCATTTATTCGTCTGTTTCGTGCGCGGGACAAGCCCGGCGCGACGGATTCGGTCAGCTCCGCACCCACGTTCTATTTTGGCTCCAGCGCAGCAGGCAAATCGGTCACGGCGAGCACCGCCATTCAGATGAGCACGGTCTACGCCTGCGTGCGGGTCATCGCGGAGACCATCGCCAGCCTGCCGCTGCACGTGTATCAGAATCAGGGCGAAGGCAGCGTCAAGGCGCTGGATCATCCGCTGTATCCGATTCTGCACGATGAACCCAACAGCGAGATGACCTCCTTTGTCTGGCGGGAAACGATGCTTGCGCATCTGCTGCTGTGGGGCAATGCCTACTGTCAGATCATTCGCAGCGGCCGGAGCCAGATCCTCGGTTTGTATCCGCTGCTGCCGGACCGCATGGAGGTAGACCGGGACAGCGCGGGCACGCTGACCTATACCTATTCCACCGGCAGCGGACAGACGGTGAAGCTGCGCCCAGAGGATGTGCTGCACATTCCGGGGCTGGGCTTTGACGGGATTATGGGCTACAGTCCCATCGCCCTCGAAAAGAATGCTATCGGTCTGGGGCTGGCGGCTGAAGAATACGGCAGCAAGTTTTTCTCCAACGGCGCACGGCCCAGCGGCATCCTGACCCATCCCAATACGGTGAAGGATCCGAAAAAGCTGCGGGACAGCTGGAACGCCGCTTACGGCGGTTCGAACAATTCCGGACGCGTGGCTGTGCTGGAAGAGAATATGTCCTATACACCCATCTCCATGCCGAACTCGGAAGCGCAGTTTCTGGAAACGCGCAAGTTTCAGGTATCGGAGATCTGCCGTATTTACCGAGTACCGCCGCATATGGTGGGCGATC